TGGTATTGAAGGTAAAAGCCTTAGTGGTTTGTCTGCTGAATACGATCAATTAATTCGTAAGAGTGTAGAGATTAATCAGGCTAATGACACTCGTACCAATAGTATGAAGGCTCAGATCAAAGCACAGAATGATACAGCAAAAGCCAATGCTTACATGGCTACAGAATTAGAGCGAGTTAATCGTTTGAATGAATCAGGTAGTGATATTACCAGTGCTACAAACAACAAGTTAATTAAGTTCGAACGAGCTTTAAAACAATCCGGTGCTACTGCTGCTGAACAAGTAACTAAACTTGAAGCTTATAAAGCTGCATTATTATCTACACAAAAAGCTGCAGGTAATCGCCAAGTTGATTATCTGTCTCGTGCTTTAGGTCCACAGATTACCGATATTTTCGTTGGTCTTGCTACAGGTCAGTCTCCTTTAATGGTTATGCTACAGCAAGGTGGTCAATTACGAGATCAGTTTGCGTTAGCTGGTGTAGCTGGTGCAGACATGGGTAAAATGCTTGTACAAGCTAGTAAATCAATGGTTAGCAGCGTTAAAGACGTTAGTGTAGCTGTTGGTCAAGTTTTACTTGGTGCATTTACAGGTACAGGTAAAGCAATTGTCAATTTTGGTATGGAGCTTACAGGTACTAATTTGTTACTTGAAAAAGCAAAAGCTCAAATGCTAACTTTTGTAGGTGCAAACAGTATTCTAATCAAAGGACTCGCTCTCATGGGTTCTGTATTAGCTGGAGTTGTTGGTGTAGGATTACTTGGTGCAATTGTTGGTATTGGTGCTCTAGGTGTAGCTTATTTTAAAGCTGGTCAAGAACAAGACAAGATGACAAAGCAACTTGCTCTAACAGGTGGTTCACTGGGTTTGACAACTGCTCGTGCTGTTGATATGGCTACTTCAATGAATACTGTTGGTGTTAGCACAAGTGCAGCAATCTCTGTTATTACAGCAATGGCTAAAGAAGGTGGTTTTGTAACTAAAGAAATTGAAATGGTTACCAAAGCTGCTTTAGATATGCAAAAATATGCATCTATTGCAATTGAAGATACAGTTAAAGCTTTCGCTAAAATGAAAGAAAAACCTGTAGAATCTTTATTTGAATTAGCTAAAGCAACAGGTATGGTTTCACCTGAAATAACTAAAATGGTTATTGAATTAACTAATCAAGGTAAGACTGCAGAAGCTACTGCTCTAGCAATGAAAACCCTTGCTGATGTTAACTCTCAACAAGTTGCAAGAATGAAAGAAGATTATACAAGTCTTTCGTTGGCACTGATCGAAGTTGGTAGTGCAATCAAAACATTTTTTGAAAGTAATTTTAAAGATTTATTCTTTAAATTATCACCAGAGAAACAACTCAAAGAGCAAATTGAAGCCATTGATGATATTCTTGGAGGTAAAGCTGGTGCATTTGGTGTAGGTAGCTTATTTGCTGATAAAGAAAAATATCAAAAGCAACGTGAAGAATTGACACAACAACTCAATTTAATTCAAAGAGCAGCCGAAGCTGAAAAAGCAAGAACTGAACAAAACGTAAAGTTAAATTCCGATCTTGAAAAGTTCAATAAAGCACAGGAAACTTTTGCAACTAATAAAGATAAACGTGAAAAAGAAATTGCAGAAGTTACAAAAAGAAATCAATCTTTAATTGCTGCAGGTTTAATTACTCAGCAACAACACGAAGAACAAATTGCTAAGATTCGTGAAAAATATAAAGACCCAAAAACGCAACAACAAAGCTTCGATGAAAGTATTGTAAAACAAGCTACGGAGGCCTATCTTACACAAATTGGTGCATTAGATCATTTAACTAAATCTGAAGTTGCTCTACTAAAGCTACGTACCGATCCTAAATGGCAGGGTACTGCTCAAAGTATTAAAGATCAAGTTGAGGCAACATATGGTGCTGCTGCTGCTGCTGAGAAATTAGTAGAATCTGAAAAAGAAACAGAAAAAGCCTTGGAGCTAAAAAATAGATTACTTGGTAGATCAGATAATCTTGGTAAGGACTACTACAAGACTATTGAGCTTATCAACAAATATGCTAAAGAAGGTAAATTCGGTGCAGATGAAGTTCTACAACTCAAAGCTGCTCTTGAAGCTACAACTCCTGAAGCTAAACGTCTAGCCGCTGCTCAAGCTGAAAACGCTAAAGTAATGTCAGGTGTTGCTGCTGAACGTGCTGCTGTTGCTGATCAATATGGAGGTGATTTTAAAACTGCTGATGAAAAAGCTGCTATTAAAAGTCTCTCAGATTACCGTAAGAAGACCGCACAAGCTGAAGCTGAATATCAAAAACAACTTTCTGATGCAGGTGTTAACATTGGATGGGAAGAGTGGGCAATGTATCAGCAACAAGCTGATGCTAAGAAAGCTTTGGCTCAAGATGTTTATGATAGAGAACAGTATCTATTGAGCGATGGTTTCAAGCGCAGTCAAGCCCAAGCAACCGCAATGGAAGACTTATTCAAAGGTATGGGTGATGCGATTGTAGATTTTGCTTTGACAGGTAAAACATCATTCGGTGACATGGTTAACTCTATGATCGTTGGTTTGATTAAACTTGAAATGCAAATGGCAATGACAAACATGTACAAGTCTATGGGTGGTATGTCAGGTATTATGTCTGCTGTAACATCTATCTTACCTTTCGCCAATGGTGGTGCATTTGATGGTGGTGTTCAGAAGTTTGCTAAAGGTGGTTCATTCACCAATTCAATTGTAGACTCTCCCACCATGTTTAAATTCGCTAAAGGAACTGGTCTAATGGGTGAGGCTGGACCTGAAGCTATCATGCCCTTGCGTAGGGGTTCTGATGGCTCCTTAGGCGTTGCTGCTTCAGGTGGTTCATCCGGCAATGTATCTGTTCAAGTTATTAACAATAGTTCATCACAAGCGACTACAAATGAAACAACTGACTCCAAAGGTAATCGAAAGATTGAAGTTGTAATCGGTGATATGACTGCTGGTGAAATCTCACGCAGTGGTAGTGCTTCACAAAAATCAATTAAGTCAACTTTTGGTATTCAACCTCAATTAATTAGGAGATAATTTATGGCGTATTCTTATGTATGGCCTACATCATTACCACAAATACCGCTAAGTAATTACTCTGAGACTACAGGTGTACAAATTATTCGTACACAGCCTGATCTTGGACCTGCAAAGCAACGCAGAAGAGCACAGCGCCCTGACACATTGAATGTACAATTTGATATGTCTACAGCACAAGTTGAGTTTCTGCGTTCTTTCATTCAAGACACATTGCGTGGTACAGCCCGTTTTGGTTTCACACATCCTAGAACACTGCAGGTTGTTGAAGTCAGGGTTGTACCTCAAAATGACGGTGCTATGTATACTACAAGTTATTTACTGCCTGATTATTGGCAAGTATCTTTACAGTTGGAGGTTTTACCTTGAGTCGATTAACATCAATGTCACCAAATGCAGTGAAAGCTGTATTTTCTCCAGACGCAGATGACGATTTAATCATTTTGCTAACCATCTATAATCCTTTGAATGAATCTGAGGTTATTGCTAGGTTAGCAGATGGTTTTACAAAACGAATATCTGAAACTGCAGATGAAGTTTTATATGGTGTAACAAGCAATGGTTTTGATTACACATTCCTTCCAATGGAAATATCACTACCTTCTGAAGATGAAGCACAGGCTCCAAGATGTTCAATTGTAATGCATGATGTTACCAGATATCTTACACCTGTTATTCGTACAATTACCGCACCACCTAGAATCAAACTAGAGTTGGTGCTTACCAAAACTCCAAATGTAGTTGAAGTGTCATTTTCTGATTTTTATATTAATAATTTTACTTATAATGCCGATTCAGTTACTGCTGATTTAGCAATGATTGATTATGAACGGGAACCTTTCCCAATGCACTCGTTTACTCCTAGATATTTTCCGGGAATGTTTTAAAGGAATATAAATGAATTTTGAAAAATATATAGGTATTCCTTACGCTGAAAAAGGTAGGGATGAAACTGGACTAGATTGTTATGGATTAGTGCGTCTTATTTACAAGAATGAATTAAACATTAATCTCCCTAGTTTTACTGCAGAATATACTGAAACAGATACTGCACGTATTGAAGAATTGATTGCACAATATAAAGAAGGTTGGGAAGAAACAAAAGAACCCGTTGTTGGTTCTATCATACTTTTTAGAGTATTTGGTAGCGAATCTCATGTTGGTGTTGTAATTAGCCCTACGCATTTTATTCATGTGCGTGAAAATCAATCCAGCGTAATTGAATCTTTAACTTCAACTTCTTGGGTAAGACGTATAGTAGGTTATTTTAATTATTCTGAAAAGAAATCTGCAATTTTAAATGCAGTACCACATCCCTTGCGTACTGAACGTTATACAATACCAATTGTTCCCGGAACTACTCTTAAAGTTCTAGCTGAAGGATTGACAAAAGAATATGATATTGCTCCTGAATTAAAGAGTAAAGTATCGGTATTGCTCAATGGTAGAGTTATATCTGAAGAGAGATGGGAACAGACAATATTAAAAGAAGGTGATACAGTAGAGTATCGTGCTGTACCCGGAAAAGGAGCTGTTAGAGTATTAGCAATGGTTGCAGTTATGTATTTTGCACCATATTTGGCTAGTGCTGCTGAGTTTGCATACATGGGTACTGCGGCAGCAACTGCAGCAGGTTCGGCTGCTGTATATGCTACTGCTTATGCTGCTACAGTTTTAATTGGTTCTGCACTAGTCAATGCTATTGCACCAATTAGACCTCCAGTTCTAAGCGAACGCAATACTAACGATCCCGGTACGGCAGAGCGTCAACTCATGGTCAACGGTGGTTCTAATCGTGCTAATCCATACGGTACTATTCCTGTTGTGCTTGGCAAAATACGTATGACACCTTTGCTTGGTAGCAATAACTTTTTAACATATGAAAATGAACGTGATAGTTATTTATCAATGTTGCTGGTTTGGGGCTACGGTCCTTTAAACATTGATGACTCATCTTATAAGATTGGTGATGTACCACTTTCTAGTTTTACAAATTATAATAAGATTACTCTAGATCGTAAGACTGAACCAAGTAGTTCTGTCAAGATGAATTTTGATGCAATATACGGTAAAGATGTTACCCAAGTCAATACTGCAGTAGAATTAGTTTGTGATGGTAATCCTGAAACTACAGTAACTCCCGGACCTTGGTTTGAAGCTGCAACAACTGAAGCTGTAAACTCCGTAACGATAGCATTGCACTTTCCACAAGGTTTAAGACGCATTGATGTTAAAGGAAACACATCGGGAAACTCATACCCTGTTGCTGTTGCATTTAGAGTAGAGTACTCTCGTAATAATGGAAGCACTTGGAATTCTCTAGATTCATTTTCAATTGGTGGAGATAGTGCTAAAAAAGATGGATTCACTTACACTAAAACTTATTCCTTAACTGAAGATAAATTAATAATCAGAGTTCGCAGAGAAACTGGAGATAATATTGAAGACAACGAGAATCGTAGATATTATTTTACATCTAATTTACAAAGTGTAACTTTTCTTCGCAATGCAAGTCCTGCAGTTGATCCTGTTGGTTCTAAGATCGCCAAAACAGCTTTTAAAATTAAAGCCACCGATCAGTTAAATGGTAACATTCAAGGTATTAGTGCTATTGTTCAAACATGGTGTAAGACTTGGAATGGTACAACTTGGGTTGATGGTGCTACAAGCAATCCTGCTGCACTAATGCGATATGTATTAGAACATCCTGCTAACCCTCGTAGAGTTACCGATGCTTCTTCTCAAATTAACTTAAATCAACTACGATATTTTCATGACTACTGCCAAGCAAGAGGTTTTGAATACAACGGTACATTAGGTGAAGCTCGTAGTGTATTGGAAGTTATTCGTGACATCTGTGCTGCTGGTAGAGCAAGTCCTGCTCTTGTAGATGGTAAATGGACAGTAATTATTGACGAAGTTAAACCAAACGTAGTTCAGCATTTTACTCCACATAATAGTTACGGATTTGAAGGTGTAAAAGCTTTACCCAAGCGTCCTGATGGTCTGCGTGTAACTTACTATGATCAAGATTATGATTATCAGGAAGCTGAGATTATTGTGTATGAGGTTGGTAAGAATGCAAATAATGCCACTTTGTTTGAGAGCATTACTCTTCCCGGTGTAACCAAACGTTCATTAGTCATTGATCATGCTCGTTGGCACATGGCACAAATGAAACTTCGTCCTGAAGTATATACATTAAATTCAGATATTGAATATCTTGTATGTAATCGTGGTGATCGTGTCAAGGTGATGCATGATGTACCAATGTGGGGGTTAGGTTCAGGTCGTATTAAAAATAGATTTTCTTCCAATGTTTTTGAACTAGATGAAGACGTTCCACATAAAGCAGGTTTTACTTATGTAATTCGTATTAGAGGTGAAGACGGTTCTAGTAATCTTAGAACAATTGTAGAATATGCGAACATTACCAAGTTCTCAAGAACAAATGGTATTACTAAAATAACTTTTGATAATACAGGTCATGCTTTCAATATTGGTGATTCTTTAAATCTAAAAGTAACTGGTGCATTTAACATTGATACTGTAATCAGTCCTCAATCATTTGATGCTAATAATATTTATTATTCAGAAAATGGTCCGGACATTGCTGAAACAACAGTAGGTGGTTATGTATCATGGAGAGATGGCTATTATACAAAAATAAAAGTTAACACTAGCTTAACCGAAACTGAAGCAAATAATAATTGTTTGTTCTTGTATGGAGAAAATAAAAACGAATCTCAAGATTTGATTGTCTTATCTATCGAACCATCAAATAATAATAATGCAAGAATTACACTTGTTGACTATGGTGTTACAGATTCTTATAATATTTTTACACAATATCAATCTTTGTCTGAGAACGTTGTTTTTGAATCACAGATAACATTACCTCGTTTACTTCAAATTGATGACTATAAAAATAAGATTCCAACTATAACAGGCTTCACGAGTGATGAATCTGTTATGGAGAGAGTATCCAAGAGTGTTTTTAAGTATGCTATTAACGTAACATATTTCAATGCAGCGCAATTACCTGCTACAACAAGTACTGTTGAATTACAGTATGATTTGTCTGAATCCACTTCTGATGTTAACTCAAGATCAATTTTTGTTCCTTATCAAAAAGGTTCAGTCACGATTCCAGATGTTAATCAAGGTGATACATATAAAATCAGAATGCGATATGTTGGTAGTACTGGTAGAATTAGTGAGTGGTCATCATATAGTAATCATACTGTAGTTGGTAAAACTAACCCTCCTTCACAAGTAACCCAATTTACTGTTGCTTCTGATAAATCCAGTGGTCAATTATTATTATCATGGAAAGACAATCCTGAACCAGATACTTTTACTTATGAAGTAAGAACACAAGATTTTGGTTGGGGAACTAATGATTCTCATTTAATATTTTATGGTGATGCTAACAACGTTATCACTAAATATATTTCAAATGGTTCAGCAACTTTTTATATTCGTGCAATTGATAGTTCTGGTAATTATAGTCAGTTAACATCTTTTATTTCTTATGTACCACAAGCAGTTCCAAATATTACGGATATTAATTATTCATATTCAGATACAGCTTTAACAAGTGCAACTGTTGCTCTTTCTTGGCAAGAGGTTACTACTTCTGAATTTAATATTGCTTATTATGAAGTAAATTACAATGGTACATCTATCAGTGTAAAAGCTAACACTGTTAATCTACCCGCTGATTGGGTTGGTGATAGAACTTTCACAATCAAAGCTGTAGATATTCATGGTAAAAAATCTAGTGGATACTCAGAGTTAATTTCTAAGTTAGCTCCAAACTCACCTACTGATTTGAGAACGCAGGTTGTTGATAACACAGTTATGTTGTACTGGACTTTACCGAATAGAACATCGCTTCCAATTGACCACGTACTTCTAAAGAAGGGTGAGTATTGGGAAACTGCTGTTAACATTGGTGAAAAGAAGGGTGAATTCACTACAATTACTGAAGTTCAAGGTGGTCAGTATACATACTGGTTATCTTGTATTGATACTGAAGGAATTGGTAGCTCACCAGTTTCAGTAACAACAGTAGTTTCCGAACCTCCTGATTTTATTTTCAACGGTGAATTTAATAGTACTTTTACTGGTACAAAATCAAACGCAGGGTTTGATGGTACAACTCTTGTGTTACCTATCAATAATACTGAAACTTGGCAAGATCACTTTACATCACGTGGATGGTCAACACCTCAAGCTCAGATTAGTGCAGGTTATCCAATTTATTGTCAACCTTCTGCTACATCTGGTTATTACGAAGAAGTTTTTGATTTTGGTCAACCTTTGATTTCAAGTCGAATTACTTTATCTTATAAAGGTAACGTGGTTATTGGATCACCTATTGTTAGTTACATAATTAGTTTATCTTTAGATAATATTACATATGTAGACTACAGTGGTGTAACAGAGTTGTTCGGTACAAACTTCAGATATGTAAAAGTTAGAATCATTGTTTCAGACCCAACTTCTGTTGGTTTATTTGCTGTAGAAAATATAACAGTCAGGCTTGATGCGAAACTTAAAAATGATGCAGGTAGTATTTCTGCCTTAGCAAGTGACACATTAGGTTCTATTGTAAACTTCAATAAAGAATTTATTGACGTTACTAGCATTACATTGTCTGCTTCAGGTACAACACCAATTACTTGTGTTTATGACATGAAAGATAATTTTGTTTCAGGTACTTATTCAGTTTCATCTAATGTTTGTACAGTAAGTATAAACAATCATGGTTTGATAACTGGTCAAGATGTTAAACTTTTTATATCTTCTGGAACAGGTATTTCTGCCATATATACTATTGCTAGTTATACAACCAATAGTTTTACGGTCAACATGACTACTGATAATACCAGTGGAGCTATTTCTATGTATCCACAATCTTTCAGAGCATATTTATTTAACAATTCTGGTACACGAGTTTCAGCTAGTGTATCTTGGTCAATCAAAGGATATTAATTATGGCAGATCATTTAAAACCAACATTAACAAGTACTTATAGTAATTTTGTTGCGGAATTAGATGGTCGTTTGGATGATGTATCAGCAGGTTTTGATCCTGCTGTTACTACTCCTACAAACGTACCAACAAATACTATTCGATGGAATAGTGCTTCTAATAAGTGGCAAAAATACAATGGAACTTCTTGGAGTGATCTAACTGCAACTTATGCAGTTAGTATCTCCGGTAATGCTGGAACAGTAACCAACGGTCTTTACTCCAATGGTTCTTATTCTAATCCAAGCTGGTTAACGTCTTTGGATGGTAGTAAGGTTAGTGGAAACATTGCAGGTAATGCAGCTACTGCAACTAAGCTTGCTACTGCTAGGAATATAAACGGTATAGCTTTTGATGGTTCCGCTGCTATTTCTGTAAATACAAATAGTTCATTAACTTTTAATACATCAGGTGCTGGTGGAGTATCAGGTTCTACTTTTAACGGTGGGTCTTCTTTGACCGTAAGTTATAACACTGTAGGTGCTCCGAGTACCACTGGTACAAACGCTACTGGTACATGGTCTATCAACGTTACAGGATCGGCTGGTTCTGCAACTACTGCAAGTAGTTCTACCAATAGTAGTAATGTAGCAGTTACAGATGATGTAGACAGTGCAGCAACGCATTATTTGTACATGGGTACAGGTACTACAGGTAATAACCCAGTAAAGGTTTCAAGTTCTAAAATTAACTTTCAACCTTCTACTGGTAATTTGACTACTGCAGGTGATGTTACAGCTTATTCAGATCGTAGATTAAAAGCTGACCTTAAACAAATTGATAATGCATTGGATAAACTTTGCGATTTAACTGGTTATGTATTTACTCGTGTTGATACGGGACAAAGACAAACAGGTTTGATTGCTCAGGATATTGAAAAGGTGTTACCCGAGGCAATCGGTCGTAACGGTGAATATCTATC